ACTAATCATTTTTTCTTTTTCTTTTTAGAACCCATCTTTTTCATAGCTTTCTTTGTTGACATTTTTGATGGTCTGCCTCTTTTAGAGCCATAAGTACCTATTCCTTTTGGCATATTTTTCTCCTTTATTTTTTTGCTTTGCGTTTTCTTTTGGCTTTATTTTTTTTGCTGTTTGGAAAACCAGCTTTCATATTTGCATAAGCCTTTGCAGTTATGGTTGATTTTTTCTTAGAACGACTTGTTCCGGCTTTTTTTCTTTTATTAATGTTTCTATATAAACTCATTTATTACTCCTACCATTTGGTTCTTGATGACCAATAAGCTGCCGACATTTTACCTTTGGCAATATTTTTACCATGTCTAGCTTTAAAACTTTTTCGCCTTGCTTTTTGTTTGGCTGTTTTAGGATTTTTACCTGCACCACTTACGCCTTGTTGACCAAAACGAATTGTTTTTATTTTGTCACCTTCTTTAGCAACAACAATATGTGATTTTGTTTTATGGCTTGGTGTTCTTTTAGGTTTGTTAAAACCGGAAACTCCTGCTCTTTTTAATCTTGGGTCTTTTGCCATAATTTATCCTAACTGCACAAACATTTTCCAAATAATTTATCTTTTATCATATTAAAGGTGTTTTTTTCATTTTCAATGGTCATTTGATGTTGATATATTTTTTTTGTTTTATTTGAGTGTGGCATCATAAAGTGTGCAATCCTTTTATCTAATGCAACTAAAATTAAAAAATCAATTTGGTTTTCAAGATAAGGTTTTTTATCGCTACCATAACCTGTTTGAAAATTGTATCTTCTTGATTTTAAATTATCTTCTTCAAAAGGTTTTTTTGTTGCTTTTACTTGCACTCTCATTGGTTTTTGGTCAAACCATGCAACAATGTCATACATATCTTTGCTAACCAAGTCATTGTCAATTCCATAGCTTAACAAGATAGAACTAGCTAAAAGTTCTCCCTGCAAACCAATTTTTGTGGACATCTTAGGTAAACGCTATCTTTAACAATAAGCCTATAGATGATGCACTTGCACCAATCATAATAGCTTCTATTCTATATAATCGTCTATCTATTGCCTCATACCTAGTTGAACAAGCGTCAACATGGTCATCTATTTTTTGGTTTACAGTTGCTGTTGTTGGTTTAGGCATTATTCACCAACATATTCAAGAGTTATATATCCATCATGTTCACCTTTATAAAAAGTATGAACAAAACCATCTTTATATTTTATAAAATCATTACCATTACTATCTGTTCCCTCCTCTTTAAAATAAGCATCTGAAACATAAAAACCTTTTTCTTGAGTATAAGACCATCTGTTTTCCTCTAATCCATCAGGTGCTGTGTTATCATCAATACCCTCAAAAATATTTATATCATCTTCAGTATAACCAGCAAATTGTAGATATGGTTTATCTGTTCCTTTAATTAATTGTTCTTCCCAAACAGCTTTGCCATCTTCAATACCAACACATTCTTTAATTGTTCTATCACCTGTTAAGGCTAATTGGTTAAAATCACCATTAAATGCTATTGTTACAGTATCTTGTACCATAGCAATTATTTGATTATTTTCTTTTAAAGTAGCTACTTTCATTTTTTTCTCCTATAAAAAATCTGGTTTAGTTGGAAAAGCAATATTTGGAAAACCATCTTGTGCAGGTAAATCTCTTAATGCTTGTCTATATGTTGTAGCTTCTGTTTTTTGCTCATTTGATAATGGTGTATCAGAGGCTAACGCCCAATCAGTATCTTTTAACAATATGTTTCTATTTAATCTAAAATCTTTCTTTCTATCTTCTAAAGTTGCATCTTCATCTGGTATAATAGTTACATCTATATCAACATATTGTTTTGTTGTTGCATTATATACTCTTTGTGTTGCCATAATTTTCTCCTAACCTATAATTGCATAAATTGATATTACGCCTTCCATTATTGCTGTACTTTGTGCTGCTTGGCTATCATTACCTATATAAAAGTAAAAACCATCTGCATAATCGCTAGTTGATGCTCCACTTGAAGCAGATGCTATACTTAAAACTCTTGAATGATGATTATTGCCTGAACCATAACGCCAAGAAGCATCATACATTAAACTACCATTTCTTAGGGAATTTGTGTAAACTGCTCTACAGGTTAATTGACCACCATGTCCACTAGCATTGTCGTAATTTTGTTTAGGATTATCTACATCATTTGCACTATACAAGTCGTAGCTTGTACCATTTGCCCAATTTAATATAAATGCAGTTGATTGTGTTTTACTATTATTAGTAGCACTACCAGAGTTACCATTCATGTATGTATGAGTATTATAAGTCGAACCTGAATAAACACTTGATGAGCCATTATAAGGTAGCATACATAAAAAATTACCATTTGCCGCAAAACCAACACCATGAACATTAATTTCATAAGACCTAACATTTGATGCTGTATAATCTGATGGTAAACTAATTAAAACATTTTGTGCTGTGCTAGAACCATCTACTCTAAAATCATAAGAGCCACAGAATATTCTGCTATCTCCACCACTAGAACTAGCTACAGATTTTGTTGGTAGTCTTAATGCTCCTGTTCCTATAGCTTCACCAGCCAAAGGATTATCTGTTCCAGCACTTGTAGTTAATGTTCCATTATCAGCAACATAATAAGTAGTACCATGCGTCAAACCACTCACATTAGTTTCAAGACCTTCTGTATCAAGAGGTTTAACTTTTACAGTATTTCCTGCAGAACCACTTTCTTGTGCAAAACCAAAAAACTTAGATTTATTTGAAGCTGTAACACTTGTGGTTGTGTCCATTACACCATCTTTATAACCATTAATTGCACCTTCATAATTACCTGTTGTATAATATAAATATCTATTAGCTTTTCCAGCGTTTGCTCCTGAAATACTTGTTTGGTCTAAATTGCTTATTGATGCTCCTGCAAAACCAAAGGCGTGTAAATAACTCCATTTACTAGGTTCATTATTAGAACTATCACTTACATTAGTTGCAGAACCAACTGTAATACTAGAGCCATTATCTGATGTTGAAATTGGATAACTACTTATATGATTATTTTGCCCTTTACGAGCAGCATTATCACCAAGAGTTACATAAGCATCATTAATATAATCATATTTACCACTAGGAGCTGCTCCATAAATACCATTTCCATAAGTGCTACTATTACTTACAGCACTTTGAACACTACCTGTAGAGCCTGATGCTGTAATATATTTAATTTCTTTAGAAGATGTATCATTACTTGTACTAACACCCATATTAAGAAATCCACAAATTTTACCACTTTGTGCTTTTAATCTCCAACCACCTGTATTTGAACTTGCTAAACCACTTATCCAGCTTGTAGTGCTATTTAAACTAAAAGTGTCTGTGCTACTATATGTAAATCTTTTCAGATACAAATTACCACTTGTACCTGTGTTTCCACCTTGTGAAAAAACTATAAATGTTGGTTCATCATTTCCATCATGGTTATGTATAATACACATTGTACTTGCATATACACTTGACATAGATGTTGGAGATGTTGTGCTGTCATATCTTCTTGTTCTTGCAAATGTATATGTGTCAGCAGAAGGGTCATAAGTAATTGTTGCTTCAATTAAAAAATGCCTACCATAATGACCAACATACGCAATCGTTCTAGCCCAAACACCATGAGCAACAAATTTAGCAACTTGTCCACTTAATGATGATATACCATAATCAAATGAGCAAAAATCATTGTTACTATTGTAAGGGCTACCAAAACCATCTACCATTAAAGAACCAATATTTTCTTGATGTTCAACAGTAATTGCACCTGAACTGTCCATAGTTATACAGTGCATTATTCTTCGACCACCATACTGACCATAATCTCCTGCACCAGATAATGATGTAACTAAAAATGTTCCGCCATCACCTGAATTAAGACTTTCTAAATATTCAACTCTTAAATTACCATTTCTTCTATTATGTCCGTATGTTCCAAATTCTGCATAACTTTGAACTTGAGTTGGTGTTCCTGCTGTCCAACCGCCACTGCCATCATGCACAAATGATTGAAGATACCAATAGTAATATTGACCATTACTACTTTTTTGAGTTACAAAAGCTGCTAAATATCTACCATCATTTGACGCTCCTATATCAGCACCATTTTGAACAGAGCTGTTTCTATCACTTGGGTCAGATAAACTTGCAAAACCATCTGCTGCTGTTAAAGAATGATTTGTAGTTGTTGTAGATAATTCTACTTTCTTTGTTTCACCATTTGTTTCCCTTGTTACTGTTGTTCCTGCTGTCAAAGCAGAAGAACCTGTGCCAACTGTCATATCAATAGAACCACCTGATGCTAGACCTGTTAGTTGTGAACCATCTACTGCTGGTAGCTTAGCATTACTATCTAATTGAACAGCATTGTTTGCTGATGTACCTGCAGTTAATGTTGCAGCAGTACCTAATCCTAAATTAGTTCTTGCTGTACTTGCACTTGCTAAATCTGACAAGTTTGATGCTTTTGCAGCTGCATTATCAGCTTTTGTTCCTTGTGCTGCAGTAGCATAATCAGTAGATGCTGTTGTAGCAGCAGTTCCTAATCCAAGTGTTGTTCTTTGTGCTGCAGCGTCTGCGTCATCTAGTAGGGCTTTACCAGCAGTTGTTAAATCATAAGTTCCTGCAGTGCCACTACCTGTAAATTGTATGCCTTTGTCAGCAGCTGATGTAAGTCCTGCAAGAGCAGTTAATTCTGCGTCATCTAATCCTTGAACACTTGATGAAGGGGTTGTTACATAGTTACCCATATAAGAATGGCTAGAACACTGATAATACAATACATTTGGTGTAGCATCATCAACCGCAATAGTTGTATATGCACCTGAACTACCTGCTGTACCATTTGTTGTTACGCCTGTTGTATAAGCCTCACTTTTTGCAGCATCTTTATAAAACCTTAATGGGTGTCCACTATTAGAACTGTGGCTTTGGTCAAATTTGTAAAAATATTCTGTGTTTGCAGTTGTGCCATCAACACCTTGTAATTGTATTGCAGGGCTTTCTACTCCATTTATAAAATATGCACTAGAACTACCATCACCATTATAAGGGTGTGATGCGGTTTTAGAGTCTACTGTTACAGTATATGTTATTGGTGAACTTGTTGAACCATATAAACCAAATTGTGCATTTAAGTTAGTTAATTGACTACCATCAATGGCAGGTAATTTACCATTACTGTCAAGTTGAGGAATATTATTTGCACTTGTGCCAACATTTAAAGTTGATGCTGTTCCTAGACCTAAATTTGTTCTAGCAGTACCAGCGTTAGCAACATCTGATAAATTATTACCTGTAGCTAAAAATCCACTAGAACTAAATGAGCCTTGTGTCCATGAAGAACCATTCCAAACAAATAATTGATTGCTTGATGTATTCCAATATAACGCACCTGTTACTAAAGCGTCACCATCATTGTCTGTAGATGGTGCTGATGATTTTGCACCTAAATATCTATCATCAAAACTATCATAAGATGCAGCAGCTGAAGTAGCACTTGAAGCCGCTGCTGTAGCTGAATTTGCACTAGCTGTAGCAGAATTTGCAGCGTTAGTTGCTGATGTAGCAGCTTGTGAAGCTGAAGTTGCGGCAGCTGTACCTGAACCAGCTATGTCATCTACATATTTTTTTCTAGCAGCGTCACCATCTGCAGTAGGTGCGGCAAGACCTGTAATCTTGTTATCACCCATAGCTAAATCACCTGACAATGTTCCACCACTTAAATTAAGTTTTAATGCGTCAGCAGTATCTACATAGGCTTTTCTTGCAGCGTCATTATTGTTAGATGGTGCAGCTAAGTTTGTTAAACTATTTGAGTCGAGGTTTATATCTCCTGTCATAGTACCACCTGCAAGTGGTAATTTAGCAGCTATTGAATTTGTTACAGTTGTTGAAAAACTAGCGTCATCACCTAGTGCTGCAGCTAATTCATTTAATGTATTTAGTGTTGATGGAGCAGAGTCAACTAATGCTGATACTTCGGTGTCAACATAGCCTTTTGTAGCTGCATCTGTAGAACCAGAAGGCGTGGCAAGTCCTGTAATTGTTTGTGAGGTTGTGCTATCCATATCAAGTGTGCCATTTATAGTCACATTGTTAAATGTTGATGAACCACTTGACGCTGTAATATTTCCTGTTACATCACCTGTAACATCACCAGTTACATTTCCTGTTACATTACCTGTTAGGTTGCCTGTGACATTTCCAGTTACATTACCTGTGATATTTCCTGCAAAATTCGTATTAGCTGTAATAACTGTGCCTGTAATAGCTGCAGGAGTATTTGCACCTATAACGCCATCTATATTACCACCTGATATTGTTACAGTAGAACCTAAGTTAGCAGTGCTAGAAGCTGATAGAGTTGTAAAAGCTCCTGTACTCGCACTAGAACCACCAATAGGTGTTCCATCTATTGCACCACCATTAATGTCAACTTTAGCTATTGTAACAGCTCCTGTGCCATTAGGAGTAAGGTTTAGGTCACCATTAGTATCTAAAGTAACAATAGTGTTACCATCTAAGTGTAAATTGTCTATTTTAAGAGTAGATAATACTTCATTGCCAAGATTTAAGTCAGCAAGTTGTGACATTAATTCCCTAATAGCGTTATTAATGTTTGATGGTGCTGTACCCTCAGCAACACTAATACTATTTAAGTCAGTATTATTTGCTGCGTTTGCATCAAACTGTGATATTTTTGTTTTTGCCATTATATACTCCTAATTTAATAATCCTTGTATCATTTCCGGTGGGTTTTCGTATGCTCTTAGACCTGTAAGACCAGCTTGACTTTGTATTAAATCGATAAGAGCTGGTAAATATTTTTCTCTAATTTGTTCTTTTGGTGTTCCCATTTCTAATTCTTTTTGAATTTGTAACAATTCTTTTTTGCCACTTGTTGTTAATATTCTTGTTATTTCTTGTGAAACTTTTTCATTTCTCATATCAAACACAGGTTGACTATCTAAAAAGATATCTTTTAAAAGATTGGTAACATTTTTTGGTCTTAAAATTTCATTAACATTTTCTATTGTTTGTGTCATGGCTCTATCAGTAGCTGTGTTTGATTTTGCTATAACTCTATTGCTAGTATCTTTAAATGCGTTTTCATTTTTTAATTTATTAAAAAATCTTTGAAAGCCTTTTTTATTATCGCCAAACGACAATTCTAATAGTTCTCTATTTCTTCCTGTCTTAATTAAATTCCATGCTGCATTTGCACCTTTTCCTGTATCAGCTAAGCCACCAATAGTTTTATCTAATCTTTCTTGTATAGATGAAATAAAACCAAGTCTAAAAGCCTCTAATTCACTTGGATTATAATATTTTATAATACTTTTAAGTTCTTCAGGATTTTGCCTAAATACACTATTTCCTAATTCCATTGCGTCAGCAACAGCAGTATCACCTGCAAATTTTTCTCTTGCCGTTTTGTATAGTGAGTTGTTGTTATCAAGCCAAGTAACAAATTCATTTTTTAGTTGTAATAAATCTCTATTTAAAGTTGTTCCTATTCCTCCTTCTTTATTACCACCAAAACTTAAATTATCATCCATTCCTAATTTTATAAAATGTAAAAATTCTGTATCAATGTTCTTAACAATATTTCCTGTTTTTTCATCAACTAAAACGCCATTTTTAATAATAAAATTTTTAATTGGTATTTTTCTTGCATCAGCAATTTCTTTTGCTTTTTCGTATGCTTGTTTAAAAAATTTTGTATTCATAAGACTTTCAAGTTGAGCATCTACAGGAATTTTTTTGCCTCTTTTAAAAGCAAGTGTATATAATCTATCAGCAGTTTCACCTCTTGATGCTTTTAAACTTTCCATAGATTGAAAAAAGCCTGCTTTATCACCAAATATAGCTTTTAGTTCATCATCAATTCTTCCAATAGAACCATCATTTCTTGCTTTTAGAAATTTTAAAGCATCATTTCGTGATTTTGTACCACCTTTTATTATTGCAGCTGTTAAAAGTTCACGCAAACTAGGAATATCATTAACATCTGCAATAGTAAAATTAGGGTCAGCTGTCTTAATTATTTTTTCAACAACTTCTTTTGGCGTACTTTCACCTTCTGCTAAAGCATTTGTAATAATTTTTCTAGCTTCTATTTTTGAAAGTTTATCACTTAATGCTGTTTTTGCGGCTTTAAATGGATATCTTGCAGCATTTATTATTACATTTGCTCCAAATTGTGTAAGAGGGCTTAAAATAGCACCACCACTTGCATCTATACCTTTATTTATTAATGTTTGTTCTAAGTCAATTCCAAATGGTTGTTCATTGTCAACTGCAACATCACCAGAAAATAGACCAAAACCTGCACCTTGACCAACATTTTTCTTTGTAAACGCTTGTGTAGAAGGTACAAATGGCTCAATAACTTTAGGTGCAATTTTTCTTCCACCGCTAATTATTCCACCACCAGATAAAATTTCTTTTGTTAACGAACCTAAAAAATTATCTTCGTATGCTTGTTTATAAGTATCTTTTTCTAATTTTATTGCATCACCTATTGATAAATCTTTATTTAATGCACCTCTTATACCACCTACTACTTCGTCCATGACAGGGAATATAGGTTGAAATGGTTGATATTTTTTTGGTATAATTGCTTCATACTCTTTATTATTTCTTGTAATTGTTGGTGTTGCTGGTTTTACAAGATAACCTTTTGGTGGGTTTCCTGTTTCTAAAAATTCTTCCATAACCATTTGCACATCAGCATCATTTAAATCTCTGTTTGTATCAATTATATATTGTTTTTTTGTTTTTTTGTCTGTAACTGTTTTTCTAGTCATCTATTTCAAACCTATTACCTTCTGGAGCATTACCCATCATAAATTTTGCTTGTTCTCGTAGTGCATTTACTTCTTCTCTAAACATTTCATCAACTCTTTGTAATGTTTGTAGTTCTAAAGTTGGGTGGTCTAATGCTGGATTAGCAGCACTTAGTTGTGCATAAACTCGTTGATATTCAATTTTTTTATTTTGTGCTAATGTTAATGTTTTTATTAATAATTTATTACCTTCTGTTGTCTTACCTAAAGTTGGTGCCGCTGATTGAACAAACATCAAATCTCTATCTGTAGGATTAACACCTAATTGTTTTACAAGAGGCAATATTGAATTATTTGCTAATGCGTTAAATGTTTGTGCTTGGTTTAATTGTTTTTGAGCTTCATCATTTAACAAACCAAAATTATCCATTAAAGCAGCCATTTCGGTTTTTAAAGGTGTTAATGAACCTGTTTCAAAATCTGGGTCATCTAAAATACTTTGCATTATATTTAAATTTCCTAAAGCTACACGAGCAGCATTAGCACTTTCTGAAATATCTTTATATGCTGTAAGTTTTACTTCATTGATTAATGGATTATTAGTTTTTCCATATAATTTTATATATTCTTCTAATGAAATACCTAATTTTTCTGCAAGTCTTTCTTCTCTTAATTTTTTTTCTTGTTCACCAAACTTGGCTCTTTTATATGCACCCATTGGGTCACCTTGAGGAATTGCTGAACCCATTGGTCTAGCTGCACCCATTCTATTAAATTCTTGTGCCATTGCTAACATTGGTGCTGCATCTTGATAGGCTTTTTCAATCCTATT